CTTACTCTTCTATACCAATCTCTTGTAGGTTTTGGTGAATTAATACCGTAATATTTTAAAACATGTCTTGCTAAAGAAACACAATCTGCTGCCTGATGCCTGTCAGGATCAGCACCTAACCTATATCGTAAACCAATAAGCTGATGTGGTTTCATAAAGTTTGGATGTTACCAGTGCGAGGTAAAAATCCAACAATATTTTCTGTAAAAACTCTGTTAGGAGCAGTAGTTCCAACCGCATCAATAGAACTGCTTAATAATACTTCTATAGTTGTTGCATCATAAGCAAAAGAAGCCAGAAGCCAGTGTTCTGTTGTTAAAACTTGACTTACAGTGAAATTTTCAGTCATCTTACAAACTTGTACAACAACATTACATTTATCCTGTAAAGCCTGTTTTACATGATTCATTGCAACAGAATTATTGGCAAGAATTATTTGGGCTTCTAAGTTGTCACCAGATTTTGTTTTTGCAGCACCTTGATATATAAAAGGTAAAAAATTAAACTTCACACCATCTTTTGTTATCTGATTTGATGCAGCAGTTGTTGTGTTCATATCACCTCTGACACTGTTTTGAAAATGCTTATGACCACTAGGATCTGTAGGATTTTCAAGTTTAAGAAAAGTAGTTAGATATGTAATACTCATAAGCCTAATGATGCACGTTGACTACGAGAATTTCTTAATGCTGAAATAGCTTTTGTCTTGCCAGCTTCACCACCTTGTCTTGCAGCAGTATTAATTATTTCAGGAACAGCAG